AAAAATATTTAGCTTTAAAGGTAAAGACGAAGAGTTAGATGCTGAAATAGCTGCATTAGGAAAAAAAATAGAAGCCAGAACAAATAAAGTTTTTGATGAAATAAAAATTCCATCAATTATGGACTTATTATTTCCAACTGAAGAAACTCCTGAAAGTTCTGGAAAAACTGGATTTAAAGAATTAACCGCACTGCAACAATTTCTTATGGATGCCGAAAAAGGTTACAAAGATTTCTTTACAAACATAAAAACCATGCAAGAAGAAATGCAGGGTGTATTTCAAAAGTCATATGATGGATTAACTAAATTAACCATGGATTTCTTGGAAAATGGCAAAGCTAGTTTTAAAGACTTTGCAACAAGCGTGGTAAGAGAGTTGATAAGAATTGCTATACAAAAATTAGTGATTGATAAAATGTTTGCAGGCTTTGGAAGTATGTTTGGTGGCGGTAAAATGTCAGTTGCTGACATAAAATCAAATTTAAATATACCAACCTCAATACCAAGCGGAGATGGTGGTGGCTATACAGGAATGGGTGCTAGGGCTGGTGGTGTAGATGGTAAGGGTGGATTCCCAGCTATATTACATCCCAATGAAACTGTTGTTGACCATACAAAAGGTCAAGGCATGGGTACTACAGTCAACTTCAACATATCAACAGTTGATGCTGCTGGCTTTGATCAGTTACTAGCATCAAGAAAAGGATTAATAACATCAATCATAAACAATGCCATGAATAATCAGGGCAAGATGGGGGTTGTATAAATGTCTGGTCAATTTCCAACAGACCCCAACTTTAGAACTTTAAATTTTAAAGATAATAGACCAACGCTTTTAAACCAGACTTTATCTGGCAAAAAACAAGTAAGACAAATAGGCTCACAATATTTTTCTTTTACAGTGGCAATGCCACCTTTACAGCAAGAAAAAGCACAAGAGATATTTGCATTTTTACAAAAGCAAAAAGGTTCTTTTGAGGACTTTACCATACAAGCACCATTAGACAATTTAGGTGCAAGCAAATCAGAAACAGATATAGTTGTTAATGGAGCTCATACTTCTGGTGATAACACCATAGCTATTGATGGATTTTCACAAACAACTGGAGCATTAAAGGCTGGAGATTATATTAAGTTTGCCAATCATTCTAAGGTGTACATGGTGTCTGAAGATGCTAATGCATCAGGTGGAGCAGCCACAGTAACCATATCTCCAAATTTAGTAGCATCTCTTGCAGATAATGAAGCTGTTACTGTAAACAAACCTAGCTTTACTGTATATCTTGAAAACAATGAAATCATGTATTCAACTGATGCTAGTGGTTTTTACAGTATTTCATTTGATGTTAGAGAGGTTATTACCTAATGCCTAGAAGTCTATCTGCTGCTTTACAAACACAAGTATCATCCACAGCTACTAAAACAGCTTTTCTAGTTGAGTTAAATCTATCATCAACAATTAGGCTCACTGATTGGTATTCTGATGTAACTTACGATTCTAATAACTATGAAGCTGGGGGTTCTTTCCTTACAGTTGATTCAACAACTGAAACAGGTCAACTACAAGTAAATGAAATTAATTTAGGATTTTCCAATATTACAGATGATGTAAGGTCATTGGTTCAAGATGGTGAGTTTACAGATAAAATAGTTGATGTTTACTTGGCTTATTTTAATTCAGATGAAACTATTGTCGGTGCTATCAATTTTTTTACAGGTCAAATAAGAAATGTATCTATAAGTGAATCTCTGGATCAATCAATTTTAAATATGACTGTGGCAAGTCATTGGGCAAATTGGAATCTAACTAAAGGCAGGCACTATTCTGACGAATCCCAGCAGTCATTTAGCTCTGGTGATAAGGGTATGGAGTTTGCTGGTCAGGTCAAAGAAGATGTTAGGTGGGGGTCTTAAATGGTCTGGGATAAGGTAGTTAAATTTTTTGCTGATGCTTATGCTGCTTACGAAGCAAGCAAAACGCTTCAAGCCATTGCTACAGTATTTCAGGTTGTAACGCTTGCAGTAGGTGTTAAAGGATTTCTTCAAGCCAGACAAATGCTCAATAAGGGGCAAGACATATTGGCGAACAAAACCTCTATGGGTGGAAAGATACCAGTCATCTATGGAACAAGAAGGGTTGGAGCACAAATCATTTATATGGATGTCAATGACAATGATTCTAGGGATATGTATGTGGTTTATGCTTTGTCAGTCGGTGAGTGTGATGAGATTTTAGGCAGAACAATTGAACTTGATGGCAACCCATTAACTGACTCTGCAAGATTTAGAAATGGTGGCTATATTGGATCAGATAAAATATCTTCTGGCTCAGGATCATTAAACACAGTCTCTCAAAATGGAACAAATAGCTTAAATCTTGCTGGGGGTACTTTTGGAACTGATCCTACTGCTAAATATAGATATGTTTTTAATTTACATCATGGGGCTGCATCACAAACAGCAGACCCCATGCTTGTTGCATCTATGCCCAATTGGACTTCATCACATAGACTAGATGGAATTTGCTTCATAGCTGCTCACTATGGTTATGATAAAGAAGGAATGTGGAAAGGAGTGCCACAGTTAACAGTACAGGTTAGAGGAAAAAAAGTTTTTGATCCAAGAGACACAAATCAAACATTTGGAACTGTATCTACCTATGAGCACTCAGATAATCCAGCCTTATGTTTTCTTGATTTTATAACCAATGATGAGTATGGAAAAGGTTTAACTCAATCACAAATTAATATGTCTACTTTTAGCTCTGCTGCTAATGTTTGTGATACTTTGGTTGATCAGCCCTATTTTAATGGCTCTGCACAAAGCGTTACATGGGAAGGAACATCTGGAGATGATTTTATTAATATCACTGGAACTGGTGCTAATTCTATTTGGTGGCAGAATAAAATCGGTGAGTTAATAGATTTGGAGGATGGCTCTGGTAATCTTGTTTTAGATGGTGAAGAAATAAAAGATATACAAAGAACACAATTTTATGATGCCAATGAAGCATACTCTGTTTATTTTAATAATACTCTTGGCTCTACTTACTCTTCTCAAAGTGGCACATCTTTACTAAAGGTCAAAAGATTTCATTGCAATGGTTACTTAGATGCTAATAAGAATGTTATGGATAATGCTAAAGAGTTGCTTGCTAATATGCGAGGTATCTTTCTTTACATAGATGGTAAGTATGAGCTCTCAATAGAAGATACAGGCTCATCTAGTTTTAGTATTACCGATGATCACATTATTTCTGATTCTGGTATATCAGTTGATTATGGCAATAAAGACAAGAAGGCAAATAAAGTTATTGTTGAATTTTTTAACGCCAACAAGAAGTATGAACTAGACACAGCCACAGTCTTACATGATGCATCGCCTAACTACACTTCTGATGATGGTGGCGAGGTCTTAGAGGTTAAGGCAGAGTTCCCTTATGTTTCTGATCCTTATATTGCCTATAACATGGCAAAGGCTATTTTAACCAGAAGTAGGAATCAGACCACAATGCAGTTCTTGGGCACTCCTGAGATGTATAAACTGAACGTGGGAGACATCGTTGACCTTAGTTATGCTGGTTTGGGCTTCAATGGAAAGATATGCAGAGTGGAAGCCTTAGAGCTTCAGTCAAATGGATTGGTTGCAGTTAGTCTAATAGAATATTTTGACGTTTACACATGGGAAGTGCCACCACAAGAGCCAGTAGAAGAGTTATCTAATTTGCCCTCAGCTTTTGCTGTAAAAGCACCAACAGGATTATCTTTTACAGATAGCAGTTCTAGCTCAACAGATAGACCTTTTTTATCTTGGAACGAACCAACAGACTTTCCAGATCATCAATATAGAGTCAACGTAGTAGATAGCTCAAGCAACGAGCTTACAAATAAAATTGTTGATACTGAGTTCTGTGATCTTAACTTTTTACCTGTTGGCTCTAATTATGTTGCTAGTGTTAGCTCAATCAACACCCTAAATGTTGAGTCAGACCCAGCCACATTAACCTTTAGCGTTGCCACAGCACCTGTAGACACTGCTGATGTTAAAGATGATGCGATTACTTTATCTAAAGCAGGAGCAGACTTAGTAGCTGCTATTAATGCTGGTGGGGCAAGCTCAACCGAGCTAATAAAAGCAACATCAGCTCCATCTACAAGAGCAAATGGTGATGCTTTGCAGGCTCAAGACTTATGGGCAGACACAAATGACAACAATCAAATTTATGTAAGAAATGCATCTAACAATGGTTGGGAAAAAGCTAGAGATTCATCTTTGGTTACTCTATATAACTCACTAAGCTCAACTGTTTCTACAAATAGCTCTAACATTTCAACAGCTCAAGGAGATATAGTTACTCTAACAACTGATACCTCAGCCAATGCAAGTGCTATTACAAGTCTTACATCAACAGTTAATAGCAACACATCAGCAATAAGCACTGAGCAAACAACCAGAGCAAATGCAGATAGTGCTTTGGCTGCTGATATAACATCTTTGACCTCTACAGTAGGTGGTAACACATCTTCTATTACAACAAACGCTACAGCTATATCCACAATAGATGGCAATGCTTCTGCTGGCTATGTGTTAAAACTTAATGCAAATGGCAAAGTAGCTCAGATGGTTCTGGGCAGTAATGCATCTTCTGGCTCAGGAGCAACAAGTATTGTTTCTTTTTTAGCTGATACATTCAAAATTGATAATGATGCAGGATCAAGCGTATCTCCTTTTATTGTAAGTGGTGGCTCAGTCTTTATTGATAATGCAAGAATCACTAATTTATCTGGAACCAAGATTGATGTTGATACTTTAAATGTAAAACAGTTTGCAAATACTAGTTCAAAAATTATCAGCCATCTAACAGCAGGAACAAAATTTGATCTTGGTCGAGATGGTCAAGCTTATGTACAAAGAACAGGAACTTACACAGGAAGCAATGCTTCTTTTGTACCAGTAACAATTACCGATGTTAGAAATAATGCAGGATATGTGGCAATCTTCTCAGGGGTTCTTGGTGATGTTAATGGTGGTAGGGTTCAATATTCTTTAAACAATTCT